GGTCTGTACGTTGCTCTCAGGTACGCCCTTAGAGACGAGTGCGGCGAAAGCGTCAGAAGCTGACGGTGTACCGTCCACGTCCTTAATAGACGGCTCAGGCTTGTCCGCAGCTTTCTCTGCAGCCGTTTCAGTGTCGCCCTCAGGCTCGTCCTGAGTATCCGCAGGGGCCTCGTCAGCGTCTTTGGTAGCGTCGTCGTCAGACTCCTCGTCACCCTCCGGCTCGTCCTGCTTAAGGATACCTACGTGCATAGTCACACCGCCGTGGTCAATAGTGGTCGTGCCGCCTTCAAAGTCTGTAGCCTCGTGACCCATAACCTCAAAGTCAGTACCCACGGTCTTAACAGACAAAGTCTTATCGTAGCCATGATCCTCTAGGTACTTTCGTACGCTATCCTCGTCTGCGAATTTAGCAGCCGGGAATACGATTTTATGCAGTTCTGCTTGAGAGTGTACCGGGGTACCCTCAGCTTTTGCCGTAGAGCGTGTGCGCTGACGGACTTCTGTAGCTTTTTTAGCCATATCTGTCTCCTGAGTTTCAGATTTTAATTGCTGAGATAGACCCTCACGGTCTATCGCCACGCCGTCAGCCTGCCCGTCGTCGCTAGCAAGTTTACGGAAGGGGGTTTGATTAGCGCCGTGCGGTACTAGCGATGCAAAGCGAGGCTCTGCGTCTACCAGTACTTTTACTGCCTTGAGGGTATGTCTAGCTTGTCGCTGCATTACACAAAAATCCTATGACGGTGGCTGTCTGCCACTTCTGTGGCGGTGCCTTTAGTGATTTTGTGCGAGTGCCCGTTTTCGGTAGTTGTGCGTCCGGCTATTACCCGTCCGTCGTCGTCTAATTCCGCAAAGAAAATATGCCTATGGCCGTCAGCTTCCTCAGTTAAACCAAAATTGTCCCGCGTAACCTCTAGCAGTACGACTGCAGGTACTTTTTTAACGAGTGCTTCAAACGAATAGCCGTTGAATACACCTTTCTTTATATCTGCCCACAAGCCGTCGTCAACTATTTTCGTACCTAAAACCCACGCACCCTCTGTGTAGTCAGGATCGCCTGCCCGCGCAATGAAGCTCTCCACGGGGTAACAAGTGGTAGGTACGTTGTCGTGGTTTTTGTCTATAACCTCTGACATATTGAGCTGTAAAAACTTATGAGCCATTTTTTCAACCTCTGGCCCGGTCATAAGCTCGCCGTGTGTATCTATAATGTTAGGGGCGTAAACCTCTCCGTACACTATCTGCTTTTCGTCGTCAGTGGCTTTAAAGCTGATTACCAGCTCATTAGCGACCTCAGTAATCTGCTCGTCTGTATAGTCGTGCGTCTTTGGCATGATCCGCTCCTACGCTAATCTTATTGAGCTTCTACAGTTAGCATGCAGCGGGGGTAGTATCGCGCCTAACTGTACAAGGTCTTGGTTATTCTGGTCTCTTATTTGCTCAGTGGTAAACCACGGCGCAGCCGTTCTGATATCCTCAGGGGCAGCTGCGGCTCTTGTCTCAGCTACGCTTACCGCGTCTGCCACATTAAACTCCCGGCCATTTAAACTCTCGCACACAGCGGTGGTTACGTCGTCAAGTATGGCGTCGTAAACGTAAGTACGGTGCCCTACCTCAAAGCCTGCTTTAACGACTCCGTAATGGTACGCGCGTGAGCTGGCACCGTTAGCCGTTAGCCTGACCTTCGATCCCTCGTTACTGAGATTAACTTTTATACTGTCCCGGATTTCAGTTAGAAACTCTTTGTTACTAAGGCCCAGCGTCCCGAAGTCCTCTACCGCTTGGTAGATACGAGGCATGACATTATTTGATATGTGCTGATTAGTATAAAACTTAGCGCTGTCCAGCAGGCCCTCTATGACCGTATTACGGCTAACCGTTTCACGCAGGCCATTAGCCAGACCCGCAGACTGAGCGCCCCTACTTACAAGCCGCTCAAGGTGGTCAGTAATAAGTCGCTCTGTTTGGTCAGTAAACGCTGTCTGCATAACGCGCTCAAAGGCTAGTAAAGCGTCAGACAAATGAGGTAGCTGATCCGCGCTAGTCATAATTGCGTCAAAGGCTTTTACGGCCTCAAAAGCAGCAGCGTCTAACGCCTCGTCAAGGTCGCCCAGTATGACCTCCTCTAAACTCTGGAAGTCCTCGTAAGAGGGTGAGCGAGTGCCCGCAGTCTTAAGTGCGTGTGCGCTGTCTAACCTTGACTGCTCCGCGAGCAGACCTCTGGCGTACGCTTTTCGGGCTGACGTGCTTGTGCTCGTCTCGCTTTTGGTCTTTAGATATTGCAGTAGGCTTGTCGTCACCGGGGCTATCCTGAGCTATCGTATCAGTTTCTTTAATGGTCTTATCGACCTCGTCCTGATCCGGCGTCTCAGAGGTGCCCGGTTCTGTCTCTGGCTTATCTGTATTCTCTCTGCGCTCTTTAATCAAGTCCTCAAAGCCCTGTATGTTAAAATCACGTACAAAGTCCTTTGTGATACTAAATGGCAGGTCACCCCACGGCTCAGTAATGCGCTCTACTTCAAGACCAAACGCCTCGTTAGCTACCGCGATAGCGATATTAGGCGTCATAGCGCCCGTAGCCTCAAACTCAGATAGGCTCTCTATAACGTCCTTAGGGTTAACGATACGAGGTGGGTTACTGCGCATTTTCCAAAACTGGGGAGGGCGACCCTTAGGATCGGACAGTATCTTTAAATGGTAAGTGTCGTCTACCTCGTTACGCTCAGGGCCAAAGACTTGAGCCTCTGTCATAACCAAAGAGCTTGAGGCAGTGGCGTGGGTCATGTCGTCACTCTCGCCCGTAAACATAGGATTAAGCCTAAACGCAGACCGCGTCTTGCGCATGTTAGCCTTGTCGTACTCGGCAAAGGTGGCGTCATTCTGGCGCTCTGCAGAGAGGGGCTTAATCTCCATCTTAGGCGGGGGCATCTTACCGCTGTCGTCAGCGGCTCGCTCGTCACCCGTGGCCTCTAAGAATAAAACCCTATTCATAGCCTCGCGCCCGCGACCCTCTCTAAAGTAATCCTCTACCTCCTCAATAGTCTGGCGAGTGGCTGAGCCACCTGAGATTAGTACGGCTAGGGCAGGTATAGCGTTATCTTTGAAAAACTGTAGGTTAGTAAGCTCTGCCTCGCGCGAGCCAAGAATAGAGGGCAGCTGGTGAATGTACCGGGGTACACCGTATGTGTAGCCAGAGCGGTACTGAGACACCATTAAAACCTCAGTGGCCTGATCCGCTAACTCCAGATCGTTACTCACTTTGCCAGATTTAGGGTCAATAGACCGGGGATCGCCAAACTCTTTAAAGTAAGTTTTCTTACCGCCTATGTCCTGTACGATCCGGCGAAACCTTTTAGAGCGAGTAATCGTTAGCTCTTTGCCACGACGTGTAACCACTTCTTTAACGTCCGTACCTAGTGTATCCCGTTGTGTATATCGGAGGGTGTGGGCAGGTAGATTATAGTACGCTACTATCTCGTCAGTGTCGTCTCTGATAATCTCAGTGCCGTACCAGCCAATACTTTCGTAATCTACGCGGTTGCGTTTGCGTAATTCTTTTAAACCATAGTCCCCGTTAGGCTGCTCAAGCAGTGCCTCTACCCGGCTCTTTTCAGATAGGGAGGCCTCTGACTCCTCTTGGCCCTCAGGCCCTATATAGATAAGCGTATGACCAGTAGCTTCTATATTTGCCACGTAGGCGTCTATACACTGACGCAGCATATTAGACCTGTCCAGCAAGGCCCCTAAGGCCTTAGGATTGTAGGGCGGCTCCTCTACGGTGTTCTCGCCGTCAAGACCGTAAAACCCGTTAAAGGAGTCCTGAATAGCGTTACTCTCATATTTGCGAGAGGTCGTCTGCAGCTCGTCCATAATACGGTCACGTACCGCTGAGGGGTCTGTCTTAGCAGTCCCAAACAGATCGCGCTTACTGGCACGGGTCTTGATCCGCTCGCCTGCTGTGCCTCTGGCCTTACGCTGTCTTACTTTTGTGTCAGTACTCATGGTCTCTATCCGTTAGCCAGAGGGTGTCTCTCTAGTCCTAATAAAAAAACCCGCGCCAAGCAAGCACGGGTTTATAATGCGTGAAACTAAAAAGCCTCTAGCTTTCGATAGCGCCGCCAATGGCTGCACCCGTACCGCCCGCCTGCAGGGCAGTCTTAATGCGCTGAGAGGCAGTTAGTATATCGTTCTCAATTTCGGCAAAGTGGGCGATAGGTACGCCGTCCTCGCCAGAGGCTGCTACAGCTTCCATCTCAGACTTGATAGCGTCAAGCTGAGAGGCCAATTCTGGCAGAGTTTCCTTAAGCACCTTGTCGCCAAAGCGTAGAAGGCTAGATACAGTCTCTACGGCCTCAGCCACTTTGATAGCAGCGCCAGAGCCGGGCACGACGATAGGTACCACGGCTGTTACGATAGGCAGCAATTCCTGTGCCTTTTCGATAATGTCTTTTAAAGTCAGGCTCATAATAATCTCCAGAGCAAAAAGTTAGTGGGGGTGGCCTAAGGTATCTGCCCGCCCTCAGGAATACGGTCAGGAAAGTCGCGGTCTGCAATCTCAGCCGCGCCCTGTACGAGGCCGGGGAAGTTCTGCAAGCTGGTCTTATGTTTGACCCAGAGGCTCTGCAATTCACCGTAACGAGACGAGGCGAGACCTAAGGCGGTCTGGCTAATAGGCTCGCCGCTAGCTTTGGCCTCGTCTACCACGGCCTGCGCCTCAGTGTACAAGCGCAAAGCGTCATTAACGGCTAAAGCGGGGGCCTCAGTATTAAGCACGGCTGAGGCCAGAATAGTTTTAACCTGCGTGGGCGTATCCGGGGCCTCCACAAGATCAGCCGCCTGCAGGGCAGCTTTCCCATAGGCCTGTAGAACGACTGAGACGTTTTGCTCAAACGAAAAGTCAGACGAGGTAGGGCTTGTAATAACGGGTCGCTCACCGTCGCCTCCTAGCAATGCGCAGCCTGTGAGGGCCATAGGTGAAACGGCGAGTAAGACGAGGCTGACTACAGCCATTAAGTAACCTTTGATACGCATTATGCTATCTCCTTGATTTAGTAGGTCTATGGGTCAGTGAGTTTTGACGCTTGCGAGGCTCTGACCGGGGCCTAGTGCTTACGTATGCTGGGCGACTAGCTGCTGGTAGCGGCTCGTCTGTAATCTGCTCAAGCAGGTCTACGACCTCGCCAGTGCGGGCGGTGACCTCAGGGTTAGGCGTATAGGTCTTAGGTTCGCTGTCCTCAAAAGCCATACCCGTAATCTTAGGCACGGCCACGGCCAAGACCATTGCTAGGATACCCTGAATAGTCGTAGATTTTAGAGCATGCTTAGGTGTGTCTGTCACGGTTACCCCTGTAATTCTTAGCCGCACTATACACGCAAACTTAAACTAGGCAATACCCTTTGAAGGGTACCCCGGTACACTCAGAGCTGCTGGCACCTATAGAGATACTCTACATAGGCAGGTGTTAGGCTAACGTCAAACATCTCTTGGCTGAGGGTGTTACCGTGCCAAACCTTCGCCGCTATATCGCAAGCGTACATCTGTAT